AAAAGATGAGACTAGCGATGCAAAAGGAAAGCGAAAGATTGTCCGCTTTCCATAAATATGAAGACGGGCAAATTGATCAACCATTCTTAACTCCAGATACGGTGAAAGAATAATGGTATATCCATACGACGAAAAAAGTGAGAACGGGCTTCCTTGGCACACCACCTTTATCGGCCAGTTTATGCAGCATAACTATTGGCTTTACAATGTAGTCGATAAGATTATGTTAGATAATCCTCAAATACAAAGTATTATAGAAATTGGAACCGGCAATGGGGCTTTAACTATAGTATTGGGACTATGGGGAATCAAAAGACATATTCCAGTGTGGACTATTGATCGCCAACGATTATATGATCTCAATCTATTATCTCAACTAAATATAAAAATATTACAGGCGGATGAATTTGAAGAATCAACCAAGGAACACATTTTATCCATAGTCAATAACAAGCCCACTTGGATTTTTTGTGACGGCGGATGGAAAATGAAAGAGTTTGCAACATATGCACCATTAATACCATCCGGCTCAATTATTACCGCTCATGATTTGGGAACAGAGTTCTCTGCGGATTTAGCATTGGAACAATTGGGGCCAAATATTGTAGAACCATACATGAAAGAATACTGGAACGATCTTAACGTACAACTTGCTATATTTAGGAGACTATGATGGAACATGCTATTATTTTTGGTGTTACTGGACAGGATGGAAGTCATTTAGCAGATTTACTTCTGGATAAAGGTTATAGTGTAACCGGCGTAGCACGACGAAGTAGTACCGACACTTCCTCCAGAATAAAAAACATATTAAATCATCCTCAGTTTCGATTGATTGAAGGTGATATAACTGATGCGAGTAGCGTTCTAAATATTCTTAAATCTAACGAATATGTAGATGAAATCTATAATCTAGCGGCTCAATCGCATGTAGCCACATCTTTTAAGCAACCTGCCCTAACTTGGGATATTACCGGTAAAGGATGCTTTAACATCTTGCAATCTATTATAGATTTAGACAGATATGAAGTAAGATTTTATCAAGCTTCTTCCAGCGAAATGTTTGGAAGTTCTTATGTAGTCGGAGAAGATGGCGTCAAGCACCAAGATGAAAATACTAAGTTTTTACCTCAGTCCCCATATGCTATTTCTAAGTGTGCCGCCCATTATGCCGTGAGATTGTTCCGCGAGGCTTATAACCTACATGCTAGCGCAGGAATTCTGTTTAATCATGAGGGTCCAAGACGAGGCGATAACTTTGTAACCAAAAAGATTACCAATTGGGTGGTAGATTTCCACCTATGGCTTAAGGATAACGATATTAAGCCAGAATTTCTATGCTTTTCGGACACCGAAATTTTTGGACTTCAAGACAAATCTTTCCCCAAATTAAGACTAGGAAACGTAGAGTCTTATAGAGATTGGGGATATGCTGGCGACTATGTAGAAGCTATGTGGCTGATGCTACAGCAAAACGAGCCAGACGATTATGTTATTTGTACCGGTGAAACCTATAAAGTAAGAGATTTCTTGGATTATGCATTTCAAGCTGTTGGTCTAGATAGTTGGGAGAATTATGTATACATCGATCCAGAATTCTATAGACCAGCAGAGGTAGATTTCTTACGCGGTAATTGTTCTAAAGCAAAGAGCAAATTGGGATGGACCCCAAAATATGATCTTAAAATGCTAGTTAACCTCATGATCGACTCAAAATTAAATGATCAATTACAGAATAATGCTAGACATATCTAGTATTTACCCATATATTAGGCATCTTAAATTAAGGTCATATAATAGTCCATTCCCAACTATATTTATTTCAGCAGATGATCCAGATGACGCTTGTAAATCGGTATTAGATCAATTAACTAAAATTATCATAGATCAAGACCCGTCTATAACAATGAGAATTTTGTGTAGAAGGATGAGATCGGAATCTAGAATAGATAAAATCTACGAATTATCATGATTAGAAGAAATTATGATTGCCCAGCATATGAGCAGTTTAGAAAAGATGTCTTAAAAAGAGACGGAAAAAAATGCATGATGCCGGGATGCGGATACAAGAAGCACTTACAGGTACATCACATAAAGAAATGGTCTACTGCCAGTTCGTTAAGATATGAACCATCAAATGGTATAACACTATGTAAAAATTGCCATAAAAGCATAAAAGGTCAGGAGCATCATTATGAATCACTATTTATGGAAATAATCAATGCTATATAAAGAAGCCCCAAAATTTACTGTTATCAAAGATACCAGAGAGCAAGACGGATACTTTTTCAAAGAGTATAACGCCTGCGCAGGTATGATAGAACACAAACTGGATACTGGTGACTATACCATACAGGGATTAGAAGATAAAATATGCATAGAGCGTAAAGGATGCGTAGAAGAACTAGCAATTAATTTAGGTCAAAAGAAATATACTTTCTTAGAAGAAATAGAACGAATGGCCCCGTTCGATCACAAGTTTCTTATATTAGAATTCTCTCTTGAGGATTTGATTAAATTTCCAGAAGAAACAAGAATTCCTATTAAAAACAAAGCTTCTGTAAAAATTACCGGAAAGTATATGCTTAAATGTTTATTTGAATTCCAACTATACAACAATGTTCATGTGCTATTCTGTGGCAATAAATATAATGCATTTTTAGCAGTGAGCAGTATTCTAAAGCGCGTCAACGAAATGTACACCATAGGGAGGAAATCGTGATGGCAGAGCCAGAAATACTGAAAGATTTTCATGAATATGGCGCTAATATAGCCACCAGAGAGATATTTTTACATAATCATTATCACGCTGAAGATAATCAGAACCCCGGCGTAGAATATAGAATGTCCAATACTTTTATAAAGAATCTTAGAGCATTAGACATGAAGGCCAATTCAAATATAACAATTCATTGCCACAGTATTGGTGGAGAGTGGGCAGATGGAATGGCTATCTATGACGCTATTAAAATGTGTCGATCATATGTAACTATCATAATATATGGACAGGCAGAATCTATGAGTAGCATATTTATGCAGGCTGCTGATTATAGATATATGACACCTAGCGCACACTTTATGAGCCACTATGGTAGTACAAATCTTTCTAGCGATTATCTAAGTGCGCAAAATTGGTCAGATTTCGATAGACGTTTATGCGATGTGATGTTTAATATCTACGCTTCTAGATGCGTAGAGGGTAAGTTCTTTGCTGAAAAGTTTGGTAAAAAGCCAAGTGAAAAACAAGTTAAACAGTATCTTATTAGAAAATTAAAGTCTGGCGATTGGTATCTAAACGCAGAAGAAGCTGTTTATTACGGTTTTGCAGATGCTATTTTAAACAATTGGCATTTTGTAGCATGAGCAAATTAAAACTCAAAGAAATTAAAGAAGCTTGGTTAGGACTAGATTCTGTAGATTCTAGTTTGTTTAATCCAACATCTATACTTAATCCATCAGATGATGATTTTCATTTAAAATTAACTTGGCTTATGAGTAGGCCAGAATATCTTGCTTTTACAGCACATCATCTATTAAATACTCAACTCCTACCATCTCAGTCGCTTATATTGAATGAGTTATGGCAGAGAAAATTTCCAATGCTAATTGCTAGTCGAGGTTTTGGAAAATCTTTTAAATTAGCAATTTATTCTATGTTAAGAGCATTGATGCTTCCAAGAAGAAAAATTGTTATTGTTGGTGCAGCATTCAGACAGTCAAAAGTTGTATTCGAATACATGGAAACTATTTGGCGTAATTCTCCAATGCTAAGAGATATATGCGATAGCAATAGTGGTCCAAGTAGAGATACTGACCGATGCACTATGAGAATAAATGAAAGCGTAATAACTTGTTTACCGCTTGGTGATGGACAAAAGATTAGAGGTCAGAGAGCAAATGATATTATAGCGGACGAATTTGCTTCTATTCCTAGGGACATTTTTGAGAATGTAGTTGCCGGTTTCGCTGCGGTTAGTGCTAATCCAGTAGAAAATGTTAAAAGATTATCCGCAAAAAAGAAAGCTGCTGAACTCGGAATAGAACTAGAAACAGAAGAAGATAATCCAGAAATCAAAGATAATCAGATCATACTATCTGGAACCGCTTATTACGATTTTAATCACTTTGCTACATATTGGAAAAAGTGGAAGTCTATCATAAAGAGCAAGGGTAATATTACATTACTCAGAGACATTTTTAATGGTGATGATCCTCCAGATAATTTTGATTGGACCCAGTATTCTATCATACGTATGCCTTATGAACTTCTGCCTCCCGGCTTTATGGATGCCGATCAAGTAGCTAGATCAAAAGCGACTGTACATGCTGGTATCTATCAAATGGAATATGGGGCTTGCTTCACAAGAGATAGTCAAGGTTTCTTTAAAAGATCGCTAATAGAATCTTGTGTTGTAGGAAATAAAGATAATGAAATTAAAGATGAAAATGGAAATCCTATTAACTTTACCGCTGCTCTTATTGGCGACCCAAACAGGCGATATATTTTTGGAGTTGACCCAGCATCAGAGGTAGATAATTTCAGTATCGTTGTTTTAGAAGCAAATCCATCTCATAGAAGGATAGTATATTGTTGGACCACAACTAGATCGGAACATAAAGAAAAAGTAAAAAAGGGCTATGCCAACGAAACCGATTTTTACTCATATTGCGCTAGAAAAATTAGAGACTTAATGAAACTGTTCCCATGTATCCATATATCTATTGACGCACAGGGCGGTGGCGTTGCTGTAATCGAATCACTTCACGATATAGATAAACTCAAAGAAGGCGAATTACCTCTTTGGCCCGTAATTGACAACGACAAACCAAAAGATACGGATGGAGAAAGAGGATTACATATTATAGAACCGTGTCAATTTGCTCGTCACGAATGGCTTGCAGAAGCAAATCACGGTATGAGAAAAGATTTCGAAGATAAAGTTTTATTATTTCCAATGTTTGACCCAATTAGCCTCAGTGTTTCTAGCATAGAAGATGAACTTAAACACAGAATGTTCGATACTTTAGAGGAATGTGTTCTAGAAATTGAAGAATTAAAAGATGAACTTTCTATGATACAAATGACTCAAACAAATGCTGGTCGAGATAGATGGGATACTCCAGAGGTGATAGTAGGAACTGGAAAGAAAAGCAAGATGAGAAAGGACCGATATTCTGCTCTTTTGATGGCTAATATGGCTTCTAGAGTTTTACAGAGAACCCCAACTCCAGAAGAATATCGATTTTATGGAGGCTTTGCTACCGGTGGTCATTTTAATAAAACCTCCGAAGAAAAGCTATATGTTGGCCCAAGCTGGTTCACTGATAGCATGAAAGATGTGTATTAATAGTTGGTAATCCAATTACAATCCAATTGAGGTTAAAATGAGCAATAATCAAGATATGGTTTCGTGGTCAGACGATAATCCTCAGAGCAAAGCTCAAGCTATGGCCCAGTTCACAGATAATGTGGACCAATATACTGGAGTTACCAAAACGCAGGGTTCTACTTATCGCACATTTCTAGATATTGAACCCAACAAGTCTGTTAGACCACAATTCACCCATTTAGATTATTATGCTTTTAGACCAAATGAAGCAGTACCCAATAATCAGAGTCGTGCTATCAAAATGTGCATGGATGCATACGATAAAGTTGGAATTATCAGAAATGTTATTGATCTTATGGGTGATTTTGGTTGCCAAGGTATCAGTATTGTTCATCAAAACAAGAGTGTAGAAAAATTTTATCAGCAATGGTTTAAAAACATAAACGGTAAAGAAAGATCAGAACGTTTTCTCAATAATCTTTACAAAGCTGGAAATGTAATAGTATATCGCAGTAATGCCAAAATAACTCCACAGCTTGCTCAGTATATGAAATCTTTAGCAGCTGATATTAAAGTTGAAGTTCCAAACCCAACTAAGAACGAAATTCCTTGGAGATATAATTTCTTCAACCCTCTTAATGTCAAACTTAAGGATGGTCAACTATCAGTTTTCTTAGGAAAACCAAATTATACTATTAATCTAGGAACATTCTTTGATAGATTTACTGATGGCGAAATCCCAACAGATGTTTTTAATACTCTCCCAGAAAACATAAAAAATTCATTAAATAATGGTCAACGAGAAGTCCCACTAGATGCTTCAAGAGTTAAGGTATTTCATTATAAAAAAGACGATTGGTTACAGTGGGCCAATCCTATGATTTACGCTATTCTAGATGATATTATTATGTTAGAAAAAATGAGATTAGCGGACATGTCGGCTTTAGACGGCGCCATTTCAAATATTAGATTATGGACACTTGGTAGTCTTGAACATAAGATTTTACCAAATAAAGCTGCTATCAATAAGCTACGCGATGTATTGGCTAGTAATGTCGGTGGCGGAACAATGGAATTGGTTTGGGGTCCAGAATTGACATTCAAAGAATCAAGTAGTGAAGTTTATAAATTCCTTGGTTCTGAAAAGTATACCGCCGTATTAAACAGTATCTATGCTGGACTTGGCGTTCCCCCAACCCTTACAGGTATGGCAACCAATGGTGGTGGATTTACAAATAACTTTATCTCTCTTAAGACATTAGTTGAAAGATTGCAGTATGGTCGTGACCAACTAATAAAGTTTTGGGACAAAGAGCTAGAGATCGTTAGAAAGGCTATGGGCTTTAGGCACAAAGCTTATATTCAGTTCGATCAAATGAGTTTGTCGGATGAAGCCTCTGAAAAAGCATTACTTATTCAACTTGCTGATAGAGATATCATCAGTCAGGAAACTCTTCTACAACGATTCAAAGAGATTCCACAAATTGAGAAAATCAGACTACAAAGAGAAGTTTCTGATAGGCAAGATGATAAGAATCCAAACAAGGCTGGTCCATTCCATTCTCCTCAACATAAAGAAGACTTGGAAAAAGTAGCTTTACAATCTGGCAAAGTTTTACCACAAGACGTTGGCCTTAAAACAAGCGTTCCTAAAGATGTATTAGTCGCCCCCAAGGCTTCACCCTCTGGCGGTACAGGTATTGCTCCAGCAGCAAAACCATCTAATCCTAATGGTAGACCCCAAAATAGTCAAGATTCTAATCCTAGAAAACAGCGCATTGCCAAACCTAAATCAACACCCGGCATTGCTGAATTGATGGTATGGTCAGAGGAAAGTTGGGATTATATTTCTGAGAACCTAACTGATGCTTTCTTAAATACTTTAGGTAAAAAGAATTCTAGACAATTAACCAAAGCCGAAGTAGTTGATTTGGAACAACTTAAATTAGATATATTTACTAATATTGAACCAATGACAGACGTTAATGCAGAGATTATCCGTAATCTCTTGGTTGCACAAAAAAAGACACCCAACAACTTCAAAGAACTTTTAATTAGTAAGGGAATTAGTTTAGATTCTATGAGTATGGAAAAATATAGACGAAATACTGTTGGGACATATGTTGAATATGTATCTAATATTGATGAGTAATAATTTACGCTGTAAACGTCTTTTTTCACACTGTCTAGATTTTTGTGTATATTATCTTTGAGAGACTACAGGGAAAAATTTACTATGAAAATATATCAACAAGAAGTACTAGATGGCTTGACTGACGCTATTCGTGCGCAGGCTTCCGTAGCTTATTGCGCCCCAGCTGTATTAGTACATGTTGATGATAGTTCTAAAAAAACATCTTGGGAGAATGATTTTATTCGTAAGATCAAAGCTTCAAGCAATCCCAACCAGATAGACTTATACTATATGAAGTCTGTATTGGTATCAACCGGTTGGAACAAAAATGATGATGTTTTTGATCCAAAGGAGACTTGGGCTGCTAGATCAACTCCCGAAGATAAACAATTCAACTTCATGCATAATGAAAATGATATAATAGGACACATTACTGGCTGTTACGTTGTAGACAGGGGTGGTAATAGATTAGAAGCATCTGAAGAAGATCAAGTTCCATCAGAGTTTGATATTATTACCGAAGCTGTACTTTACAATAGCTGGATCAATCCAGAGAACAGAGAAAGGATGAAGAAGATTATATCAGAAATCGAAGAAGGCAAATGGTTCGTTTCGATGGAATGTTTATTTGCTGGATTCGATTATGCAATTATAGATACAACTGGTAAATCTAGGGTTATAGCTCGTAGTGAAGAGTCAGCGTTTTTGACTAAGCACTTAAGAGCATATGGTGGTACAGGAGAGTATGAAGGCTATAAAATTGGTAGATCATTAAAAGATATTTCATTTTCTGGAAAGGGTCTTGTATCCAAACCAGCAAATCCAAGAAGTATCATTCTTGATTCTAGCAAGGCTTTCTCTGTAAACGAACAGTATAGTATTTCAACCGTTTCTAAAGGAGATTTTAATATGTCAGATACTAACTTAGAGAAGCAGCTAGCCGATCTACCCAGTGAATCAGCCGCTTCACAAGAAGACAACAAGACAGTTAAGGCCGAAATGGAAACTGTAAACAAAGAGTTTGCAGAAAAAGTTTCTGTGCTTGAAACAAGTCTTGCCGAAAAAGACTTAGCTCTAAAGACATCAGAAGAGAAGATTGCTGCTCTTGAGGCCAATCTTGCTGCTAAAGAAAAAGAGTTAAGTGAAGT